GAGTCCGTGTTCGCTGTATTTTTTGGAATACACATCGATAAGAAGACCCATGAAAAGTTCTTTCCATTTTGGGATCTTCTCTGAAATGTTTCTGTCAATCTTAAATTCGAAATCCTCAACAGGTTTATCAACGAATTTACTCTTGAACTCAATAACTTCAATACGTCTCCAAACACCAGCATCAGTTGGTGGAACAGATGGTAAATAGTTACACAAAAGTGACAACTTGAACTGTGGCTTGTACTCTTCCGATTTGGCTTGATACAATCCACGACCTTCAACTTTATCACCACCACTGTACTCTTTCAACCTACCAGCATTTACTTTCTCTCCCTCATTGGGTTCCTCGAAATAACAGAAACGCTTTCCCTTGGCATTAGCAACAGCTGGATCGGCCGCACCAGATTGTGGTCGCTTACCCGTTAACATAGTAATCGGGAATTTCATACAATATTCACCAAAGGCATTCAAGAAAAGCTCCTCTAACTTACTCTTACCATTTGACCCAGTACCAATCCAAATACGGAACTTCTCTTCCTTGTTGATACCTTGTAAACATGTAGACATAAATGTAAGGAAATACTCATACATCTCTTCATCAGGGAAAATGGATGAAAGGAACATTTTCAAATCGATCCAATTCTCATCTTCCTCATCGAAACCAATGTAATCAATGCCAGTAGACATGGATACGTAATCCTCAGGAACACCATCACGGAATTCTTGTTTCTCCAAATCATAAATACCATTATCGAAACCAATGAGATAAGGATTCGTGTCAAGTTTAGTTTTGAACTTCTTATCGAAGAAAAGCCTCTTACACTCATCCATAATACTCTTCTTATTCGAGTTAGTCTTTAATTTGCGAATTACATCCATCATCTTCTGACCTTTCTTCTCCGCTGCTTCTCTATCCTCTTCTGACAAATTTTCATCAATAGAATCAGAGTTGCAATCGGACAAACGGCGACAATACTCGTCACACATATTTACCGAAATTTTTTCATAAATCTCAGTATCTGCCTCCATTTCCTCCCAACGATGGTTGTGGAAATGGTACCATTCACCACCTTTCTTAGTGGCGGAACAAACAAATTCATGTTTGTACATTTCATAAAGAACCTTAGCCAGATCATAATCCGTCTTCGATTCAATACTTTTGTCAATAAAGACTTTCAAACCCTTTCTCTTCAATTCATCATATTTCTCCCTGTTATCACACTTGGCAAAATGATACAAACTTCCAATTCCAAGTCCACCATCTTTGACTTTAAACTTTTTGTCCCAAAATTCACGGCAAGTCTCTTCAGCTTTGTCACTGTATGTAACATCTTTTTTACTGAATCGAATCCATAAATCAAGAAGTTTCTCATTAGTTGGATCAATGTTATACAAAGCCCAACCAACTTGAATCCAACCATTATTGTCACCTGCACGCTCAACTGATAATAAATCAATAATCTCAGTCAATTCGAACATGTCAAAATCCGTTGCTTTGGATTTTTTTCTACCACTACGTCTGATCTTTTTTTTCTTAACAATGTTAGGTAAAACTTCGTCTCTTGTAACAAGAGGTTGAACCTTGTTGGACAAACGAACACTCAAAAATTTAGCTGGTGATTTATTTTCCCAAATAAGTAAATTAGGATCTTCTGTAGCAGTCTCTGGATCAAAAGTTTCTGCATCGAAAATAAATTCTGCATCACAATCGAACACATAAGACAACTCATATGTATCTCCACTTTTCTTCTTGCTTGCAAAAAGAAGCCATGGATTATCATGAATTACAGCTTCGTCAACGAGCTGATATGGTTTAACTTGAAGTGGTAACCCATCAGTAATTTCAGGGATACGCTTAAGAATTTGTTTCCTAATATATTTCTGCTCCCACTGTTCAGAGACAATATGAGGATACATAATGTGAATTCCATCTTTCACCTCAGAATCAGTGGTAACAATTGTAGGTTTCTCGAAAACGTAAGCCTTCAAACGATCGTCATCAGGCTCAATTTCGAAACATTTACAAATTTCTTCATTGTAAGCTTTAACCAAATTCTGAATATGTTCTTTTGTATGTAATCTTTGTGTAACAGATAAACCATATCTTTCATCAATATCAATAATCATTAATGATCTTTCAAGATCGTTGTGACGCTCAGTTAAATACAAGCCTTGACCTGCTCTTACAGCTTCGTCGTACAAATGAAATAACGTATCATACTCATGATCTTCAATTCGATATAACGCATTATATGGCGGGCCATACCACGTATGAGTATGTTTCACCTTTAGGCTCTCATACTCTTTGTGTTTGACGTCATAATTATGCAATCTAACTTGAAAATCCTCCTTTGATTCCGTGGCTTTTTTCCTTGGTCTCAAAGGTTTAGTAATTCTACGTTCTTCCAAAAATTTATTCAAACTATAATTTTCAGTCGTCATTACTAATATTACAACTATAATATTTTTTTATATTTGTTTGATTTTTAAAAATCACTTTTTTTCCATTTTTCAAAATTAATCTCATATATACTATAGGATAAATAGGATGAAAATCAATAAAAAAATATTATTTTACACCTTAATAATCACCGTTTTTATTCTTTTAGTTCTCTTTTGGGTAGGAATTGTACCCTTATCTGGTGCAGAACTTTTTGCTAATAATGGTATTGTATACGTCTTTTGGACTGGAGGATATGATTCAACATTTCGGGTTTGTCAGGCATTAATCGATGAGGGAAAAACAGTCCAACCTATTTACATATCGGATGTTATTGATAATTTGCCACAGAATAGTACAAGGAGGAAGAATAGACAGTTTGAGTATTCAGCAATGAATAAAATCATAGAACGTTTACATCAAAGATTTCCTGAAACGAAGAAAACATTTTTGCCACTTATGGACATCAAAAAAGTAACAGTTGATCCTGAAATAACTTATCACATGAAAATTCTTAAATCACAAGGACGTGTCCGTCGTGCGGTGTGTCAATACGGAGCAATGGCACAAGTCACAAAAAATATGGGACGAAACATAGAGATATGTGTAGAAAATGAACCAGGCTCAATGTTGAACAAAACAATGAAAGGCAAATTATGGTGCCCACAAAGTGATCAAGGTAACATATGCTACGTAAAGAAAAACCTAAGAGGTAATGATGCGTCAATCAACATATTCAAAAGATTCGTTTTCCCAACAATCAAATACACAAAAAAAGATATGCTCAACGTTGCCAGAAAAAATGGTTATGACGACATTCTCCGAATGACATGGAGTTGTTGGTATCCAATCAATGGCAAACCATGTGGCCGCTGTATCATGTGTCACGAAAGAATCATATAAAGAGAGATTGCATCTCTCTTTTGTCACCTAATGGCGATCGGCTTCGCTGAACTCTACGCTCCACCTCCCTTTGGTCGGTGGGTACAAATTGGTAACCAATTAATAACCAATTAATAACCAATCAATAACCAATTAATAACCAATCAATAACCAATTAATAACCAATCAATAACCAATTAATAACCAATCAATAACCAATTAATAACCAATCAATAACCAATTAATAACCAATTTGACCAGTCGAACGAAGTGAGAGCTGAGCGTAGGGGGTAGCGGGGAGAGGCACTCTCCCCGCAAAATTGATTTTATAAATTACTTAAATGTAAATTGCTACATATATAAGTACAATGAGTTATTCGAAAAGAACAATCAAAAGAATTTTGAGGGATATCAAGACGTTGGAAGAGTGTAGGGAGGATTTGGAGAAATCTGGAATTTATTTCTATTATGATCCAGATACATTAGGATTTTTTAATTTTATTATTGTTGGGGATGAAGATACTCCTTATGATGGGGGTATTTATCCATTCAAATTGAGTATTAGTAAAGATCCTGAGAAAGAGTATCCATTTAGTCCTCCACATGTGGAAATTATTTTGCCGAATGATGGTTATTCGAGAATGAATCCCAATTTGTATTGTAACGGTAAGGTTTGTTTGTCAATGATTAATACTTGGGAAGGTGATCGGTGGAAGCCTACTTTTTCATTGGATAAAATCATGTTGGCAATCAAGGCGTTAGTAATGGGTGTGAAATACCCACTCGTCAATGAGCCTGGACATGATAATGATCCTATTTCTAAATTGGAGGATTACAATAGGTGTGTTGAGCATCAGAATTTCGCTTTAGCTGTTATCAAAATGTTTGAAACAAGGGATAATAAGCATTATGGAGATTTTGGTGATATTATTTACAAAATTGTGATGGATAAAAAGGATTATTACATTGAACGTTTGAAGGAATATTCTAAGAAATATGCTAAAAAAAAGTATTTCACTGAATGGACATACAACATGAAAATTACCAACCGATACAAAGCAATGTTGAAACTTATTAAAGATTTTAAATAAAGATTTTTTATGATAAAATCTAAAAAAATGAATAATTTATTTAAAAATTATAATATACTATTATAATAGTAACATGGTCAATTTTTGTAAAATTTGCGAAAGTATGTTATATCCTTACGAGACTGATAAGAAATTGTTTATGAAGTGTAAGAATTGTGGTTATCAAGAGGATAATAAGAATTTGGTTATTTTTAGTAAAGTTTATAGGGATAATTCGATGACAAGCGGAAATGCTGATATTAATAATAGGTTTATCATTCATGATCAGACGATCCCAAGAACAAAGAAGAAGAGGTGTCCAAATAAGGAGTGTCCATCAAGAAGTGATAAGAGTAAGCAGGAAGCTGTGTTTTATTCTATAGAGAAGACAATGGAGTTGGTGTATGTTTGTACGACATGTTGTACTGAGTGGAAATACACGTAAGTATTTCCGAAGGGAATCCACGTAAGTATTTCCAAAGGGAATCCACATAAAAATTTAGTTAAGATGGTTTATTCTTTTATAAAAAGTTTTTTATTATAAAATTACGAAAAATGATTTTATAATGGTTTAAAAATTATATTACTATTCTTATATACGACATGGCTAGTAAATATACCAATGAAGTATTATCTGATAAAGACGTTCAAAAATTGGTTGCTGAGCAAAAAAAGATTTCAATGCCGTTTTTGACAAAATATGAAAAAGCTAGGTTGTTAGGATTAAGAATTAAACAGTTAACATCAGGAGCTCTTCCCCTAATTGATACAAAAGGTTTTACAAATTTTGAGGAAATTGCTGAAGAAGAG